TTAGAGTTAAAAAATTACGAGTTAGCCGCCGAAGAAGCGGCAGAAGAAGATGAAAACGACACACTAATGATGCAAGCTGAATTCGATCAAGAAAATATGGAAGAAGAATTCGACAGTCGTCCGATAATAAAACAAAGTGTTCAAGACATGAGAGGTGGCCCTGATATGGGTGACTGGCGTGTAAGACTAAGACTAGCACCAAATGCTGACTACTTTTATAATGCACCTGACCCAGGTATAATGCAACCACTATCTGAAACTGATGGTGTACTATTTCCATACTTGCCACACATGACACAAGGTTATAGAGCTAACTATAACTCGTATGAGTTAACACATAGTAATTATAAAGGACACTTTTATCAAAGCAGTTCTATAGACAACATGTTAATTAATTCTACATTTACAGCACAAGATACACGCGAAGCAAACTATATGTTAGCAACTATACATTTTTTAAGAAGTGCAACTAAAATGTTTTATGGGCAAGATGCGTTAAATGGAACTCCACCCCCGTTGTTGTTTTTAACAGGGTTGGGTGATTACCAGTTTAACGAACATCCGTATATATTATCAGTATTCAACTATGTTTTACCAAACGATGTAGACTACATCAAAGCTGGTGATCCTGGTCCTAGTGGAAATGACTTTCAGTCAATGCGTTCGAGTAGTCCTAAAGGTCATTCGAGATGGAGTTCGAAAATTTCGAGATTATTTAGTTCAGGATTATCTGCAGGTGCAGAGTCGTTCTTCACTGAGCGTAGCTTAGCACAGATGCCAGGCACGTCCATTCCTAACCCTGTCTCACAAGCAGACGGAATAACATACGTACCTACTAAAATAGAAATATCATTAACATTGTTACCAGTACAGACACGTGATCAAGTTAGCAACGAGTTTAGCCTTAAAGATTATGCTTCTGGTAAATTACTTAAGAAAGGATTCCATTAATGGCATATAGATCTTCAAGTTCGTACTTCGAAACATCAGTAACTAAATCAAATTTAGGGTTTTTAGTTAACAGATCGATACCAAAACAAGGAGACGATCAAAAATTTGAAATTAATTCAACTTACAACTTACGTCCTGATTTACTAGCGTTTGACTTATATAATGACTCTGACTTATGGTGGGTATTTGCGCAACGTAATCCAAACACATTGCCTGACCCGTTGTTTAGTTTTGTAGCAGGAACTATAATTTTTTTACCTAAGCTAAGTGTGCTTAGAGAAACATTAGGTTTCTAATATGACAATAGAAGTAACGGTCTTTCTAAAAGATCAGGAAGATGGAAACATTCAAGGAAATCTTACTGCGGATTCCGCTGGAAAAATAGTTGAAGAAGAGAAAAAAGCCAACGCTGATGGTGCACGGTTTCAAACACCGCCTCGCGACACTAAAACATTAGACCAACTAGAGAACGAATCAAGTAAAACAAATAACGACGAACAAAATAATTTACCAGGTATGGCTGTTGGCACAAATGCAATACCTCCAGTGTTACAACCAAAAAACCGAGTTACACATAATCTTACTTCTGGTATAAATGGTGCTGGTGAGTTGCATGTCGATTCTAAAGGCAATACAAAGCCTGCACCAGGAGAGGGTACTGCTAATTACAAAAAGATTCCTAATAAAGATGGGGAAACAGTAGTAGAGAAAAGAGTCACATCTGACAGTGCATCTAACGAGTCTTCAAATAAAATAACTCCAAAAGAGAATCCTTTTAAAAAGTTTGCAACAATGACGTATTCTGTTAGTCTTTATCTAATGGGGGCAGAACAATATAACTCAATGATATCTACTGGTATTAAGTCTGTGCAAGGATTAGATTTATTGTTGTCAAGCGGTGGTATATCAAATAATAAAGATAATAACCACGGTGCGAAACGTAGTAAGTATTTTGATTTAGATTTTTACATAGATGATATTCAATTCGATGGATTAATATCAGGTACGTCAGTTAGTGCGCCACATAATATATTTGAAATGTCTTTTACTATTACTGAGCCAAATGGATTAAGTTTTTTAGAACGTCTGCATGCGGCAGTACAAGATCACAACGCAAGAAAAGGAGTTAGTAAAGGACGCATTGCTTATTCAGCGCAACATTATCTAATGGTAGTAAGATTCTACGGATACGATGAAGCTGGTAACCGACTATCTAGCAAAGACTTGAGCTTAACTGAGTCACTAAGTAGCACTGATAGTTTATCTGAGAAGTTTATACCATTTATGTTTTCTGGTATACAGTTTGCATTAGAGGATAACGTAGTTAAATATTCATGCAAAGCAATATGCCCACAGACATCAATACCTGTAGGAGTTGCACAATCAACGATTCCAGAAAATTTAGAACTATCAGGACAAACAATTGGCTCTTTGTTAGTCGGAAAGAAAAAAACAGCCAATGACGAAGGGAACAGCGACAAAGAAGTGCAAGAAGAAGATGCACCGTCACTAATAGAATCATTAAATTCAATACAAGCAGACTTAGTAAAAACAGGAAAATATGAAATAGCAAATGAATATTCAATTGAGTTTCAAGAAGGTAGTGGTATAGGCGAAGCGACAGTAGCATCCCCTGCAGGAGATTTCGCAGATAAAGAGCGTGTGAGTATGTCTAAAACTAACAAGTCACAACATGATTTGTTAACAAAGAAAGGTTTCTTTAATAAAGATACAAAAATTTACTCAATTACTGCTGGACAACCATTAGTACAAGTTTTAGATGTGCTTATAAGAACAAGCAGTTTTATTAGCGACCAGCAAAACGTTGATGTAAACGAAGTTACTAAGAACGCTAAACGTAAAAAACCTCAAAAAGCATTCAACTGGTTTAAAATTAGAACACAAATTAAGTCGCTAGGGTACGACAACATCAGAAATGAGTATGCTTATAAGATTAAATATGTGATAACACGATATCTTGTAAACAACACAAGATCTCCTCACTTTACTAGTACTAGTATTAAAACATTCCGTGGCGCACATAAAGAGTATGATTACTGGTTCACTGGTAAAAATACAGAAGTTTTGAGCTTTTCACAAGATTATAATTTTTTGTATTACCAAACATTCGGTAGCGATTCAAAGAATATACCACTGCAAAATAATGCTCGTGAATTAACTAAACAAGTTTATCAAAATAGTAGCTCAGAGTCAAGTCAAGGTGGTAAAAATAGAAGAAACGAACCTTCAGCAAATGCCGCTAGCTTGTTATATAGTCCAGCAGACCAAGGATCTGCGGTACTAGAAATAATAGGTGATCCTGACTGGATAGCGCAAAGTGAAGTATTTTACTCACCTACTAGTACAGCTAACGACGTAGGGATAGGACCGTTTATGAAAGATGGATCTGTTAACTATGATTCATCTGAAGTGATATTTTCTGTAAATTATAATACAACTGTAGACTATAAATTATCAGATGGACTTGCTGATGTAGGTGGTGGAAACTATGGTAGAAATCTAGGAAGTGGTGTAGGTGGATTATCTAGAATAAGCCTATTGTATAGAGCTAATAAAATATCCACGTTTTTAACAAACGGTAAATTTACACAAAGGTTAGAAGGAACGTTAATGTTGTTTCCAACTGAAGAGCAAATAGAAAAAGAAAAAGAAACGTTATTAGAGAGACTATTTGAACAATCAGAGTATGACGAAATCTTAATGCAGGGTGATATGGTATATGATTACGACTTAGATGATTGGGTCTTCGAACAAGAGTTAGACGACGAACCAGAAGATACTCCGGTCGATGGGAATGGGGACGATTAATGGCTGAGAATATAATAAAGAGTAAAGGGCGTGTAGCAGGTTATAAACTTGATAGAGGTGGCACTCCTGCAGACACAGGTCCATTTGTCGGTGAGATAATGAACAACGTTGACCCTACACGCAACGGTCGTGTTCAAGTCTACATTGAAGAATTTGCTAAACAAAACAAAAATGATCCAGGTGGTTGGAGAACAGTTGCCTATCTAACACCGTTTTACGGTAAGACACAGCATTCAGGCACTAGTACAGGAGTAGGTACTTCTATTGGTAATTCTCATTCTTATGGTATGTGGTTTACTACTCCAGACCTAGGAACAAAAGTATTATGTTTCTTTGTTAATGGTGACCCAAACTACGGGTACTATGCAGGTTGTATCACTGACCCAAGTCAAATACACATGATACCTGCAACAGGGAATAATGTTACTGAAATTAATTATAAAGATAGCGCAACGTCTGAACACCCTAGATTTTATGATCAAGAAAAACCACAACATTCATCGGTAGTTGCTACAATGTACCAACAAGGTCTTACAGATGATGACATTAGAGGCCCTATAGGCTCCACTGTACAGCGAGAAAGCCCTAGTAACTGTTATGGTATTAGTACACCGGGTCGTCCTGTTTATGCAGGATCAGGGACGAGTGTAGACAGTCTATATGACGATAATATCAAAGCAACTCTAGATGCAGATACTAGCAATCAAATTAAACAAGAAGACGTTAAAGTAGCAGGACGCAGAGGTGGTCACAGCATTACAATGGATGATGGCGACTTAGAAGGCAAAGACCAATTAGTAAGAATACGTTCATCATCAGGACATCAAATCACAATGTCGGACGATGGTGAATGTTTTTATATCACACACGCAAATGGACAGAGTTGGCTAGAGTTTGGTAAGTCAGGAACAATAGATTTATATAGTTCTAATAGCGTAAACGTAAGAACACAAGGTACAATTAACTTACACGCTGACGAAGATATTAATATGCATGCTGGTGCAAATTTTAATTTGTACACCGGCGAAAACATTAATCTTGAGTCCAAGATGAAAACAAGTTTGTTATCTGAAACAGGAACTGATGTAAAATCTGTTGGTAATGTTAATTTAGAGTCAACTGCTAATGTTGCAATTGGTGGTACAAGAATAGATTTAAACAAAAGTGGTGCAAGCACAGTTACAACAAGTATTACACCAATGGTGCCTACAGAGTTTACTGACATTGAGTTAAAAGATGCAGGATGGGGTGCAGAAGATGTGCCATCACTTAATTCTATTGTTACAAGAGCTCCAACACATGAACCATATGCACAGCACGGACAGCCTGCTCCGGGGCTAATACCTGTAATTGATAGGGAAGAGTTGAATCAACAAGTTATAGACCTTATAAATAATGCTAAAGTTCAACCGCCTAAATACACATGAGAGTTAAAGATATAGTCGAAAACTTAGATAAAGATGCGTGTTTACATGGTAAATGTGGAGTGTTTGCTATTGCTCTTAGCAAAGTATCAGGACTTCCTGTTTATGGCACATTTGAACACAGCGATGAGATAGATAAAACGGTACTAGTGCATGCTTATGTTCGTCCGAATGAATCGGATCTAATTGATGTAAAAGGAACAAGAGACAAAGAATGGGCATTGCAAGAGTTTCCAGGATATGATACATGGGAACAAAAAGCATCCTATGATGATATTCTAAAAATAGGCGGTGGAGATATGAACGATGTTAAACGCATGATACCGTATGTTCAAAAGTTATGGGATAGTGGTAAATTACATAAAGATGCAGACGAGGATTTCTAAATGCCAACATACGTAGGATACAATACAATAGGACAGCTTAAAAGGTTTACACTTACAGGGCGTGAACTAGTTAAGCGTGATCTGCTAAATGCTTTATCAATCCGCGAAGGCGAATTGCCAGGCAGACCTGGTTACGGTACTAGTATTTGGAATTATATATTTGAACCTAACGTTCCTGAGATTAAACGTAAGATAGTAGCAGAATTACAGAAATTAATCGATGCTGACCCAAGAATAGAAGCAGAGCAGATTGAAGTGTTTTCGCAAGATCACGGTATAATGATAGAAATGAATGTTAGAATTCTACCCGATGTAAACCTGCAGGCATTGAATATTTTGTTCGAACAAGAATCAAACACAGTTAGAATTACATCATAATATACGCATATTATTACCCGCATAAATAGTTTAAACTATTTCTACGGCACAATATGGCAACAACTTCTAGACAAACGAATCTTTTTGGCATTGAAGATTGGAGGTCCCTATATAAGACTTATAATCAAGCCGACTTTCAAAGTTATAACTTCGAAACGTTACGTAAAGGTTTTGTAGATTACTTACAACAGCACTATCCAGAAGATTTTAATGACTACGTAGAGAGTTCAGAATTCATTGCATTACTTGATGTAATAGCATTTATGGGTCAAGGTATTGCTTATCGTCATGATCTTAATACTAGAGAAAACTTTATAGATACAGCAGAGCGTAGAGACAGCGTAGTAAATCTTGCTAAGTTAGTCGGATATACTCCGAAACGTAATGAATCAAGTAGAGGTTTTTTAAAAGTTACATCAGTTAATACTACAGAAAATATTTTAGATATTAACGGAAACAACCTTAGCAATGTAACTGTTAGGTTTAACGATACTACCAACGTCGATTGGCAAGATCAGTTTAATACTATTTTTAGTAGCATATTAGTTGATAGTCAGAAGTACGGAAAACCAGGTAGAACAGCAGACATATTAGGAGTTACTACAGAAGAATACACTGTCAAGTTAGTACCAAATTTATTACCTGTTATTCCGTTCAGTAGTACAGTAAATGGAACTACAATGAACTTCGAAGCAGTTAGTGCAACGTCAATCAACGATACTAAGATATATGAACCTTCGCCAAAAGTAAATGGTGATTTTAATATATTATTTAGAAATGACAAATTAGGTTTTGCAAGTCCGAATACCGGATTCTTCTTCTACTTTAAACAAGGTACATTATCAAATAAAGATTTTGTATTAAGTGATAGAATTGCAAACAGAAATGTTGAAGTCAACGTAGATGGTATTAACAACGATGACATTTGGTTATACGAATTAGATACAAATACTGGCGCTATATTAAACGAATGGGCAGAAGTTGAAAACATTTATGCATCAACTACAACACAAAGCAGATCGTTAGATCGTAAGTTCTTTAGTGTAACTAATAGAGCTAATGACCAAGTTACATTAAACTTTGGAGATGGTGTATTTGGAGATATTCCAACAGGATCTTTCCGTAGCTTTATTAGAAATAGTAATGGATTAGCTTACATTATTAACCCGTCGGATATATCAACAGTTAACCTTGCTATACCTTACACAAGTAAGCACGGCAGGGTTGAAACTGCAACGTTTACAGTTAGCCTAGTACAAAATGTTAGTACTGCTAGTACTAAAGAAGATCTAAACGACATTAAGCGTAGGGCACCTGCTAGGTTCTATACACAGAACAGAATGGTAAATGGTGAAGATTATAATAACTTCCCTTACACAGCATTTAGTAGTATTATTAAAAGTAAAGCAGTTGTTAGATCAAACATAGGCACAAGTCGTTACTTAGACTTAGTTGATCCTACAGGCAAGTATTCAAGCGTTAATACTTTTAATAGTGATGGTTTATTATTTAAGAGTAATGCAACTACAGATTTTACATTTAGTTTTGTAGATAGGAACGACATTGAGATAATCATTAGGAACCAAGTTGAACCAAATTTAAGTAAACGTGGAACAGTCCAATTGTATCATGACAATTATGCTCGGAAAACGTTGCCTGCAACCATGAGTTGGAACCAGAGCACAACGTTAATAAATGAGACAACTGGATTCTTTAAGATGTTAAGTGGTACTACTTTACCAATTGGCGTTTTTGTGTTAGATAACAGAAAGTTTATTATAGCGAATAGTTTAATTAAATTTATTCCGCCAGTTGCTTTACTTGGACAAGATCCGTTTTACTTTGATAAGAATAACAGACTGAAACAAAGAGCAGGCGGGTTACTGCCTACTGATAATGTTGTTTTGTGGGCTAGTGTTAGTAATGTGGTATTAGACGGTACTAACTTCGGATTAGGCAATGATATCGACGGTGTTGGTCCTGTTACGTTAACTAATTTTATACCAGATGGTGCTGTTCCTATTGAAGTTATTCCAGTATTTAATACAGACCTTCCTATTACAGTTGAACAAGACATACTTGCACAGATAGAATTATACAACGACTTTGGATTAGGATATAATAACGATACAGGTACTTGGTATGTTATTACTAGTGCTAATTTAGATTCTATTAGTAAATTTAGTCTTGCTAATGCAAGCGATAATAGTGGTTCTGGTCTAGATGCTAGTTGGATTATAAAATTTGTATCTGCAGACCAAATATACACAGTCACTACACGATCTTTAAAATACTTTTTCTCTAGTGTAATCGAAACACGTTTCTTTTTTGGCGGACATAACAGCATATTTGATCCAAAAACAGGACAAACAGTTAATGACTTCATCAACGTATTAAAAACTAATACGAAACCAGGAAATAATTCCCCGTTAAGTCTAGATGTTAAGATGGATATTATCGATCAGCCAATTGAACCCGACGGGTTTGTTAACGACTTCTTAGTAGAGGTTAGTTACACTGATGCTGATAATAATGGTATTGCAGACAATCCAGATTTTTTTGCTGACATTGTAACAGAAACAGGTTTGATTTTCTTTAAAACGTTAACAGATGCAGACGGGTTAGAAAGAGATTTACCACTTGCAAGTGACGTAATTAATACTGATTTTAATAGAAAGAATGATCCTGGATTAATTCCTACATCATTCCCAGAAGGACAGATATTTTATCTATCCGAAGACACTAATGTATTCCAAGAGCTAGTATCTGGTGTATTAGTTGCAAAAACTGATTTGTCGATCCAAACAGGAAGGCAAGATTTGCAATTCCATTACAGACATAATAGCTCAGAAACAAAAAGAATTAATCCAGGAGTAACAAATATTATTGATACTTTTATAGTTACTAGTGCTTATCATACTGCGTACTTGAGGTTTATACAAGATACAACAAACACAGTTATTAAGCCTGACATTCCTACAATATCAGAATTAACAATATCATATCAATCATTACAAGATTATAAGATGCTGAGCGATAATATTGTGTTAAACAGTGTAGTGTTTAAACCGTTATTCGGTGATAAAGCGAGTCCAGAATTAAGAGCAAACATTACTATTGTTAGTCAACAAGATTCGTTAGCAAGTGATAGTGAAATTAAAAGTAGTGTAGTAACTGCTATGAATGAGTACTTTGATATTAATAACTGGGACTTCGGTGATACGTTTTATTTCTCAGAACTATCTGCATTCTTGCATGATAGATTAGGAGATATTATAGGATCTGTTGTACTTGTTCCGATAGACGGAACAAAACAATTTGGTGACTTATACGAAGTTAGATCAGCACCAACAGAGATCTTTGTAAGTGCCGCTACAGTTGATAATGTTAAAGTTATTACCTCTCTAACAAAAAGCAAGTTGAACGGAATCTCTTAAATTATGGCTAGATTAAGATCAGTAGATTTTTTACCAGAAGTATTTAAAACCGACACCAATAAAGAGTTTTTAAGTTCTACTCTAGATCAATTAGTACAACAACCTAAACTAAAACAAACACAGGGGTATGTTGGCAGAACTTTTGGTCCAGGTATTGAGTCGGCTGATGCGTATATATTAGAACCTAATACAGTACGAGCAAACTACCAACTTGAACCAGGCATTGTATTTAAAAATGATAACAATGATGTAGAAACTGCTATTCCGTACATTGAACATTTAGACGCATTATCAGCCAAAGGTGCAAACGTTGCACAACACGATCGTTTATTTTCTGAAAAGATATACAGTTGGAGTCCTCTTATTGACTTCGATAAGTTTGTAAATTACAGTCAGTATTACTGGTTACCGTCAGGTACAGATAGCGTAAATGTTAGTGCATCAGATGTGCTGTTAACAAACGATTTTGACGTTATCAGGAATGAAACCCATATAACGTATAGTTTCGGCGGAGTAGCAGGTGAGAACCCTGCTATTACTTTAGTGCGCGGTGGCAATTACACATTTAATGTAAGTCAAGTAGGTAACAATTTTAGTATACAGACAGAACCAGGTGCAGACGGCACATTAAATCATTCTCCTAACATCAGTAGTACAGATATACTAGGTATTACTAATAATGCTGAAGACTTAGGAACCATTACATTTAAGGTTCCTAGCACAACTAGTCAACAGTTCTTTTATGATTTGCCTGACATTGGTAGTGTTGATTTAGCAACGTTTAAAAGATTTGATTCGGTTAATGCAAAGCTTGTTAGTCACTTAGGAGGCATAGACGGAATACTAGATTTAGAAGGTAAAACTGTAGTATTTTTAAATTCAACACCAGGTAACTCTGCAGACTTAGGTTGGCAGTATTTAGACCTACATGAAGATGCTCCGTTTGAAGCTGAACCGTTTGAAGAAACATCTTATATTGATGCACAAGCTGATAGGTATAGTATCTATCAAATAGAGTTTATCGGTGACATAACAGCTCCCATTATTAAGTTAAACTTAGTTCAACCTGTAGCAAATTTAGAAAAACTTACCGTTGCATACGGCGATGTGTACAGTAACATATTATTTTATAAAAATGCATCTGGGTTTTTTGAGAAAGTACCGTTACTAACAGCATTGCAAGATACACTGTACTATCAAGATAGCACAGATGAAAATAGATTTGGTATCATAAATTTAATTACTACAGAAGATGATCCAGTTCTAGATATTAGCAATATACTTGGTAAAAAAATATATACTAGCCCTAACGGTGTAAAATTTACAAATGGACTTAAGGTTAAGTTTAGAGGTAACGTTGTACCTGCTAGTTACCAGAATAACGAGTACTATGTGGAGTGTGTTGGGTTAGGTATACAACTTGTTTCACTAACAGACTTAGTTACTCCTGAAAAACATGTAAACAGTGACTTAGTACCTTTTGATCTTAAACCTTTTGATTCATCGAACTTTGATCAAGACTCAAATTCACCTACTGATTTAGACTTTATCACTATTAGTAGAGCGAGCAGGGATTTAAACAGCTGGACTAGAAGCAATCGTTGGGTACACGTTGAGGTTATTAACCAAACTGCATCGCTTAATAATACAATTGCAATATTAGATAATAATTTTAGAGCAAATAGACCAATTATCGAATTTGAAAAAGGTTTACGTTTGTTTAACTCCGGCACTGAAAGTAAATTACCAGTTAATGTTATTGACTTTAGTGAAACTGATGCGTTTGGAGCTAACACACCAACACTACCAACTGGCGCGCTGTTGCCAGTTGCAGGTGCAACTAGTTTTATAGTAGACGGGTTCCATGTTGTTACTGGATCTAGAATTGTATTTGCTAATGATATAGATCCAGCAGTAAGAAATAAAATTTACGAAGTACAGTTTATTGATCCTAATAACGATGACATTGATACTATTAGTTTGGTTTTAGCAACAGATGGAAACGTTGAAGTAGACCAAACTGTTCTATGTGTTAACGGATTGGACCTAGAAGGTAAGATGTTTTATTTCGACGGTATTACTTGGTTAGAATCGCAACAAAAGACAGCAATTAACCAGCCACCATTGTTTGATGTATTTGATAGTAACGGACTAAGTTTGTCAAATACTACAATATACCCTAGTACATCTTTTGTTGGTACAAAGTTGTTTAGTTATGGTGTTGGTACAGGAGCAAATGATGCAATTTTAGGGTTTCCACTAAAGTTTCTTAATATTGATAACTTAGGTGATATTGTATTTGATAACAATCTATATAAAGACACATTTACACATAGTAATCCGTCACAAGTAAAAAGTATAAGTGACGGATTTGTTAGGAAATATACGGCTAGAAATGCATTCGGGAATGAGATAGGATGGACTAACTTTATAGAAACTAATATACCCCCGCAAGTGTTTAATTTTGAATTTGACGGGGTATCTCTAAAGTTAGATGTACAGCCAAGAGCAGGCTTAAATGTTCCAGCAATTAAAGTATTCACTGAAGACGAATTTATATGTCCGGATGACTACACAGTAACAACAGCTGTCAGTAGTACAGTAATACAATTCACAACAACAGTTGCTATAGGAAGTAGTATACAAGTTATTATTATTAGTGATGATAGAAGTTCAGTAGGTTATTATAAAATCCCGAAGAACTTAGAGAACAACGTTTTTAACGAGAACAGTGACCAATTAACATTAGGATCAATTAGGAACCATTATAATAACTTATCTTATAATTTACTTGACTTAGTAGGTGAGGTTAACGGTGCTAACAATACTAGAGACTTAGGAGCAATTGATAGGTATGGCGACACAATTATCCAAAATAGTTCACCGTTTGCGCCGATGTCTAAATTCTTGCACAGCAATGAGTTTAACTTTTTTGAATCGTTAGAGTTTAGTTCACAAAGCTACGAAAGATGTAAACAAAAAGTATTAACTTATGTAAACAACATTGACACATATGGAATGTCTCCTGATGTAGTTCTTAATAAAGCACTTAGAGAAATTAACATAGGCAAAGGTCCGTTGAGCGCATTTTACCAAAGTGATATGCTACCTAGCGGTACTCCTACAACTACAACGCATGTAGTAACTTTAATTACTACAGACACATTTAATATCGTTGACATACACGATTTTACTAAAGCAAGTCAAACTGCTATATTAGTTTATTTAAACGAAAAGATACTATTGAAAGATGCTGATTATACGGTATCAACTGATAGTGCAACAATACAAGTTCTCAGAACTCTTACTAACGGTGATGTTGTTGAAGTTAGAGAATATAGTTCAACACTTGAATCGTATGTGCCTAGTACCCCTACAAAGTTAGGGTTATATCCTAAGTATAAGCCTAAGAAGTATTTAGACAACTCATATGTGGTTCCGGTAAACGTAATACAAGGACACGATGGTAGTATTACAGTTGCGTTTAATGACGCACGAGACGATATATTGTTAGAGTTTGAATCTAGAATTTATAATAACATTAAAGTTGATAGCATGGTCCCGCTACGTGAGTCTGATGTTATTCCAGGTAGGTTTAGAACTACAGAATACAGTGATAGTGAAATAACGAATATACTATCTGTTAGTTTTTTAAACTGGGTAGGGCAACATAGACTAAACTATAAAACACAAGATTACCGTGTTGACAATGAGTTTACTTGGAACTACAGCACAGCAGGCAATAGATTAGATAGAACTGCACTTAAAGGCCACTGGAGAGGTATATATAGAAATTACTACGATACCGATACACCAAACCTTACACCATGGGAAATGCTTGGTATTACTGAAAAGCCAGTATGGTGGGATGATGAGTACGGCACTGCGCCGTACACTAGTGGTAACTTAGTGTTATGGGATGATTTAGAAGCAGGTGTAATTAAAGAGCCCGGTAATAAAACTACTGATTTGCGTTATGCTCGTCCAGGTTTAACAAGTATTATTCCTGTTGATAGCGAAGGCAATTTACTAAATCCATTTGTAAGTCTAGTACAAGGTTATTCAAAAACTGATTTTAGAAAAAGCTGGGTTATAGGTGACGGTGCTCCGGTAGAAGCGACGTGGCGCAAAAGCAGTACATATCCTTTTGCAGTACAACGATTATTCGCACTTACAAAACCAGCACAATTTTTTGCATTAGGAATCGACAGAGATAGATATGCATTTGATACAGCGTTAGGACAGTTTTTATATGACGGAAGACATCGCTTAGATGCTAGGACTGTAGAAATACAAAGTGACACTACGTCTAAACACAGTTACATTAACTGGATTGTTGACTATAATAGGAATAGCGGGTTTAGTGACGGAACACAGTTAACCACTGAGCTATCTAGATTAGATGTTAGGTTGTGTTATAAGATGGCATCGTTCACTGATAAACAATACTTAAAAATATTTACAGACAGGAGCAGTCCGGATAGTTTAAATACTGGATTGTTATTACCAGATCAGAGCTTTCAATTATTATTACATAAAAATCAACCAACTAATGAATTACAATATTCATCAGTTATAGTACAAAGAACGGAAGATGGTTATGCAGTATTTGGTAATAGCAGGTCACAACAATTTTTCCAAATATTACACAGTCTACAAAACAATAATTTTAATGAATTAACAATAGCAAATAAAGTTGTTAGACTTCCTAAAGATTTTAGTGACGACGTTACATTAGTACCATATGGTTTTGTGTTTACGACAACAAGTAGTGTAGTTGACTTCTTAGCAAGTTACGGAGCGTTTTTAGAAACACAAGGGTTAGTATTCCAAACCCGTGAGCAAAGTTTATTGTCGTCAGGAGAAACTACCGCTGTAGATTTAAATTGGGGTAGAATGGCTCAAGAGTTTATACAATGGGTAGAGCAAGGCTGGGATGTTGGAAGTGTTATTGACCTTAATCCTGCCGCAACCACATTAGAGTTTGAGAAAAGTTTAGCAGTAGTTGATGATATTACAGGATTAAGTGCAACTGATCAACCTTTAGACCAAAACGGTATGCCATTGACCCGAGCGGATTATACGATTACCAGACTCGACAATAACTTTAAACTTACTACAAACAATAGAAAATCTATTGATTACATGCGTATTAGAGCAACAAGTTTTGAGCATTTGTTAGTGTTAGACAACGTCAGTATTTTTAATGATTTGCTGTATCAGCCAGTCACTGGACTAAGACAACAAAGAATTAGATTAGTCGGCTTCACAACGTTTGAATGGAACGGTCAACTCGACGCCCAAGGCTTTATATTAAACCAAGATAACGTTAAAGAATGGAAACCTAATAAAACATATACAATAGGTAACATAGTTAAATTTAAGAATATTTTTTGGAGTGCTACTACAAAGATAGAGCCAGCAGAGGAATTCAATTTTAATAATTGGTATAGAATAGATCATTCTAAGATCTCTACCGGACTATTGCCTAACTTATCTAATAAAGCATCACAAGTATCACAGTACTATAATAACAAAACTGCTAATTTAGAGTCAGATGTTGATTTACTAGCGTTAGGATTAATTGGCTTCCGTCCTAGAACTCACTTTAACGCATTAGATGATACTAGTCAAGTTAATTTCTACACCGAGTTTATTCGAAATAAAGGCACACGAAATAGTATAGATGCATTTAGTAATGTAGACTTTGATAAAAAAATAACAAATTATCAGGTATTTGAAAACTGGGCAGTACAACAAGCAACATACGGTAGCAGTAGTAATAAATCATTTGTTGATCTAGAGTTAGCAGACACAGTAACACAAAACAATCCGGCAGTAGTTGAATTAGTAAGCCCTGCAAGTACAAAAGTAGCAGACTATCAGTTAATTAAAACAAATAAGATTTTTAAAGAGAGCGAGCCTCATTTAGATTCTAATATATTCCCTATGTTGTTAGATAACTCAACTGGTACTAATTTGCCAATTGCAGGCAATGTGCATTTAGACGACGTGGATATATCAGTATTTGAGTTAAGTGATCTTGCAAATGTAGTAAACCAAGTACAAAGAAGTTCTTTAATATGGGTTGCTAAAGATAACACTTACAACTGGAATGTTTATAGGGCAGAGCACAGACGTGTATTTAAAACGCTCACCTTAGTTGATAACGTTATACAAGCAACATTCTATGATCCACACACGTTTACGGTTGGTGATAAAGTTGTAATACAAGACGCAGTTACTGAAGTAAACGGTGCTCATGTAGTGTTAAGTATTATTAATAATACAACTATATCAATAGATGGTACACTAGATGACACGTTTAGTAATACTGCAACTAACACAACAGGTACAGCAGATACTGACCTATTTACTGCTGACAATACGTTAAGTGCGGTTGTTTATAAACTTAATTCTATGCGAGTTGATACACTTGCAGAGTTAGAGTTAGAATTCTTTAGACAATTACCTGTTAGTTCAAAAGCATGGGTTAGAGATGTAGGTGGTAAGTATGCAGTTTACCAAAAGTTTAATGTTGTACATAACGAATCAGCTAGTAGCACACTAGTTACAGCAGACTTAAACGATAGTGCAACTCTTAAAGCAGACTCAGGAGAGTTTACAGTAGTTGATAATAACAAATCAGCTAGTAGCACACTAGTTACAGCAGATTCGATCGAAACAGTCGATCATACTGGTGTTTGGATACAGACACGCATTGAAGAAAGTGCCGTAGATGTCACGTTGGTTAATAGAGTTATAATATACAGCAAAGACACAAACCAAACAAAAGAATATCTAGACTATATCGATCCAATTAACGGAAAAGTATTAGGTGTCGCTCAGGAAAATATAGATTATATTGGTGCTAACGATCCTGCATCATACAACCAAGGGTTAGATAATATAACCAGTGTACTTTGGGGGAAAGATAAAGTAGGACAGATTTGGTGGGATACAACTAATGCTAGGTATTTAGATTACCGTCAAAAAGAAGTAACATACTCTAGTAGAAATTGGGGTACTTTATTTCCAGGAAGTTCTGTTAATATCAACCAGTGGATAAAAAGCTCAGTACACCCGTTACAATACACAGGCCCAGGTACGGTCGTTGATGTAGATTCTTTTACTGCTGTTTCGAACATTAATAGCAGTAATACAATAGTACAAACTTATTATTTTTGGGTTACTGGATTATTAACCGTAAACAGAGATGCTGGTAAAACTCTTAGTACTGCAACAATACAACAATATATTACAGATCCAAAAGGATCAGGCATTCCGTTTGTAGGTTTTTTACAGCAGAATGTAATAGCTTTGTTCAATGTACAAGGACATTTAACCAATGGTGATGCAGTATTACACGTAAGTTACAATAACACCGAAAGTGAAAATAGTATATTCAGTGAATATAATTTAATTAAAGAAAATAGTGGTAGCGACTTCCTAGGCGCACAAGAATATAGAAAACTACAAGATAGTTTTGTAGGTGGTAATACTTTAGGGTTTACTGTTCCAGATCCAAATCTTAGTGTAGCTAATAGGTTAGGCATTAGTTTTAGACCTAGACAATCAATGTTTGATAATCGTCTTAATGCATTGAAAGAATACTTAATACAAGTTAACGCTTTACTTAAACAGCATGTTATCTCAACAAGTAGAGATTTTACAATGCTAAACAACGAAGAACTGATACCAACTGTATCTAGTGGGGAGTGGGATTTCCAAGTAGCAGATTTAGCAGAGTTAGGATTCCAAGATTTGAGTGTTGCACAGCTAGGATTTAAGTACTTAGTTGATGTAGATACAAATAATAGCGGTGGTTGGAGTATATACGAAGTAATTGCAGGGCCTGCACTACAGTTAGTACGTGTACAACAATTTGATACAACACGAGCATGGGATTTTATCAACTGGTATGAAAGTGATGCGATAGCAAACGTAATACCTAGTATAGTTGTTGATAGTCTTTCAGATTTATCGTCGTTAACGGAAGATGAAAGTACATTTGCTAAAGTTAGTATTAATAGTGCTGGTAAATTCGAAATTTACCAATTGCGTAGTAATGAATGGAAACGTGTTGGATTAGAAGATGGTACTATTGCGTTTAAAAGCTCGTTATATAGCGGAGAATCAACACAAGACAACATAACAGTTGATACAGGTGTGTTTTTATCAGATTCTATAGTACTTACTGCTGGAATTGGTGTCGGAGGTACCGAACTAAGGAATGTAATTCGAGCAATTAATGAAGATTTATTAATAGATGACCTGCTAATCAATAGAAACATCTTGATGACATCGGTATTTAACTTCATATTATCGGAACAAGGCAGTGTAGGATGGTTATACAAGACTAGCCTTGTAGATGTAGAACATAAAGTTCGTGATTTAGTAAAATATGCAACATATAAGAGAGACGATCAGGACTTTGTGTTAAGGTATTTAGAAGAATCCAAACCGTATCATGTTAAGATTAAAGAGTTTCTATTAAAATACGACGGACTTGAATCAGCTGATGCTGATGTTACTGACTTTGATGTTCCATCACAATTTGATACAACATTTAGTAAGTTTATAAGCCCAATATTAGATTACGATGGTGCTATTTTAACTTCGGATCAAAGTAACTTCGACGAAAACGGTGTAGGTTTTAGAGTAACTAACCCTAATATATGGACAACGAATCCGTGGAGTAACTGGTTTGACAACAGATTCTTAGTTGTTGATAGTGTTAATTTAGTTAACAGCGGCACAGGATATACAACAGAGCCAGCAATAACCGTCGTAGGCGGTGGAGCTACCACACAAGCAACAATGACAGCTAGGATTAGTACGTCAGGAGAAGTTATTAGTATTACTGTTAATACTCCAGGAGTCGGCTATCTGTCAACACCAACAATAACTGTTGTAGGTGGCGGCGGTAGTGGAGCCGTTATTACACCTATACTTAGAAATAATCTAGTAAGATCGCTTAAAACTACAATTAAGTATGATAGGTATGAATATGACTTTAATGTAATTGACTGGGCACCATTAGGTGACGTATTCCATTATTCAACTCAATTACTAAGACAAAATAACAAAGTATATAAAGCGATCGAAGAAAGAAAAGTAGATTCAACGATGCTAACAGTCGATCATGATGCGAATAGTAGAACTAGTGACACTTTACAAACAGCAGGTAGTTTTGATATAGGATTCATATATGAAATTATCTCAATTGGTACTACTGACTTTACTCTAATTGGTGCACCACTAAATGATATAGGAGACCAGTTTAGAGCAACTGGTCTTGGTACCGGCACAGGCACAGCTCTTAAACTAGGAACAATTATAGATAATACAAATACAATAACAGCAGACTGTGAAGCATTTACTGCATTTGGTTTATCGTTCGCCTTAGCAGACTATACAGAAGTCGACATAACAACATTAAGTGGTGCTGATAGAATTAGAGGATTTTATCAACCTGGTGTAGATTTGCCAGGACTAGATTTAGGATTATTGATTAATGGTGTTAGATACCCAGGTGTAGGAGTTAGTGATGTTAATTATTTAGGAACTGCTATTGCTAGTACTACATTAGTAACAACAGATATTGATACTATAACAATGGACTTCGTTGTAGAGGAGTTAGACACAGAAGTTAGTAGCCTTTATAATGATTTGTATTTAGGTATTAATCCTGAAGATATCATCATCGACGGTAGTGAATACATTGATACATATAGTAGTCATGCACCTGAAGAATTAGTCCCAGGTGCTATGTTCGACGCGCTAGACTTAACTGTAAGTACAAGACCTGGCTTTGACTATAGAAGAAGCGGCCATGCATTTGAAACACAAGTAATAGTTGACGCTTACTTAGTTGCATCGCCTACACTCAGTTTTAAGAATTTAGTTTCTCATCCAATTTCTATTCAAGTAGTGAATTTATCTAATGGAAAATCGCTAACCAGTGGCATAAACTATACAACTGATTGGGTAAATTCTACAGTTTCTATATTATCAGGAGCAGTAGATACAAATCGAATACAAATAATAGTACATGAAATAGGTGGTGGCAATCAGCTATTCCGCGGCGCGTTTACAGGAGATCAAGTCGATCCTAAATTAGAATTATTAGTTAATTCTGCAGAAGTGTTTAAAATTGTAATTCATGCAAATGGTGTTGAGTTAGATAGCGGATTTACATCTACTCCGAGTGGTGCGATTACTACAGATTCTGTATTAGTATCAACTGATTCAGAACTAACAATTGATACACTTTCAACTAGCGGTCAACGTGCAACTATTATTAACTTTACACAAAAATACACAGTAGATGATTATATTGCGGTTACAGTGTTTGGATTCGAAACGCCACAGCATAGTCACAGTTACCCAACAACATACGTATCTGATGTATTTGGTGTTGATACAACTACTATAACAGCAGATCATGTATCTGAAGATACAGTTGTAACAATAGACGGAAAAGTTATCAGTGCAGACTCTGCAGTCGTTACAAGTGATTCTAATTTAATTAAAGGAAATACACTTTTAGTAACTGCTGGAACTTCAACTAAAGCTATTAACATTGGCTCAGGAGGCAATGATAAAACTAGAGAGAACTTAGTTGTTAATCGTAACGGTGTACGTTTACGTCCACCTGAAGCAGTTAGGTATATAAGTGATGGAGATACACTCGACTTTGCGTTACCTACAACTGGAAATGTTGTGCATACTACTGTGTCAGCTAACGAAGTAATAGTTTATGTCAATGAAATAAGACAGACACTAAGTACAGACTATATAGTTGACTCTACGATTCCGACTGCAAAGAAAGTAACATTTTTAACAACACCACCAGCAACAGGTACAAACGTTGATGTATATATTAACACAGCATCTGATTATACAGTAAATGGAGAAATATTAACTTTAAACAGCGCAGTTTCAGGATCAGATATGATTTCAGTGACTACATGGAAAGATGTTTCGCAGTTGGATTTATTAACGAATGTGTTCGTTGGCCCAACCTTTACTTATACTACTCCTGTGATAGAATTATTTGATAGTTTTGGATTTGATACTAAGTTATTTGATTCTTCTACGTTTGCTCCAGGTACTGTTAACCTGTTTGATCTTAACAGAACAATAGCTAATAGTAGTAGAATGTGGGTTACGCTAAATGGCAGACTGTTAATGGCAGGATCTGATTACACTGTTAGCGGAGCTGGATTGTTCCTTACAGGAAATATATTAGGATTGTCTGATGTAGTTGTTGTAACGAGTATGACAGACAACATTGTTCCAGATGAGTTATCGTTTAGGATGTTTAAAGATATGCAAGGTAATGCCGCAATGTATAAAATTAATAAAGATAGTAACAGTACGTTATTAGCAAAGGACATTGCACTAAGTGATGATGTTATTTTTGTTAAAGATGTTAGTAAATTAGGAGAACCTAATTTAGAACTTAACATATTTGGAATAGTGATGATAAACGGCGAAAGAATTACTTATAGAGAAATCAACACAACAGCTAATACAATTAGTGGATTACGTAGAGGAACAGCAGGCACTGGTGCCGCTACACATATAGTAGGTTCGTCTGTTAATGATGTTGGCTTTAGTAGTATAGTACCAGGAAGTATTGTTACTGCTGGTGTACTAAACGAAGATCTAGGATCTGAAATGAATATAGTACCGAAAGAATTTGATAGTGTATGGTATGCCCCAGGTACATCTACACCAAGTAATGGTCTAGCGTTACAGAATCAAACAACATTGCAAGCGAACTTCGTAAAAAGTTAGGATTTTAATAATACATAAATAGTAAGAATGAATAAACAAGATAAAGAAAGTAAGCAAACTAAAAAGCCTGATGAGAACAGCGGATTGCACGTAGATGATCATATCAAAATATTTGATCCTGATACTGAAGAAGTATTTGTAAACAAAAGAAACTAAATTATGAATGAATTAACAAATAGTGGCATTACTGGTTTTCTAAAAATACATGATCCTAAGTCAGGTGAAGTGTTTTTTAATGGTTCTAACGCAATACATTTTGAAAACATGTCAGAAGCATTAGCACAAAGTTTTGCTAACAAAAATTTAGGTTACATTTATCAAATGTCGTTTGGCAACGGCGGCACAAGTGTTGATCCTACTGGTATCATCACATACTTGCCAGCTAATTCTACAGGGCAAAATGCAGATTTGTATAATGAAACGTTTAATAAAGTTGTAGATGATAACTCATTAACAAATAAAGATACTACCAGGAATAATTTAACAGTTCTGCACACACCAGGTACAGTATATACTGACATATTAGTTACTGCATTACTTGATTTTAGTGAACCGTCAGGACAACAAGCATTTGACAATAGCACGAACTTAGACGGTGAGTTTGTGTTTGACGAATTAGGATTAAAAGCGTGGAACGGAAGTGCTACTAATTTAAGATTAGTAACACATGTAATTTTTCATCCAGTTCAAAAGTCATTAAACAGACAAATACAAATTGATTACACTGTTAGGATACAAACACTCACTAACCTTAGTACTACATAGAGGACATTATGGCATACGAAGTTAATTTTACAGATGGAACAGTAGCGGCAGTAGTCGAAGACGGCATAATTGATACTGCTTACAGTGTTTCACTTGTTGGAAAAAATGTTACAACATATGGTGAAGTATTTGCTGAAAACTTCATTAAACTACTAGAGAATGGTAGTAATAATACAGCACCGACTAACCCAGTAAAAGGTGAATTGTGGTTTAATAGTTCATCAGGAACAGTAGGCAACATTGGACCACTTGCATTGGGTGTGTACGATGGCTCGACATTTGCGCCATTAGGCGGAGCATTTGCGGATGCATCAGCACCATCAGGTCCTAACGTAGGTGACTTATGGTTCGACACAGTTAATGATCAACTGAAAGTGTACAGTGGTGCAGGGTTTATTGTAATAGGTCCTGGGTTTAAAGAACCCGACGGAGTGTCAGGTGCTATTGCAGAAACAGTTACAGACAACCTTTCAGTAGATCATTTAGTTGTAAAAGTGTACGTTTCTAAGCCAGGCAACCCTGGAGGAACAGCATCAGAAGTTATTGCAATAATTAGTCAAGATCCTGTATTCACAGTTAATACAGCTAGCCCAATCACTGGATTTACTACAATTTCTCCAGGTATACAGTTAACAAGTGCTGGTGCAATCGGAGCACAGTTTCATGGTGAAGCAACAAATTCTCAACGATTAGACAATATTAATTCAACACAGTTTGTAAGGAATGATCAACTTCTTGAGACAGTGTTAGAATTAGCTATATCTGGTGACTTAGATGTAAATGGTGATACTACAGTTGCTGATTTTGCAATTGATGCAAGTAGTACAGTTGATATGGGAGCTAACAGAGTACAAAATGTTGATACTCCGACTGCAAGTACTGACGCGGCAAATAAGGCGTTTGTTGATGCAGTATCAACTGGTTCAACTTCCGGGTTAGCACTTAAACTAGATTTAGTAGGTGGAACAATGTCCGGCGCGATAGACATGGGGTCTAACCTAATTACTAGTGTTACTGACCCAGTATCAGCACAAGATGCGTCTACTAAACAATATGTTGATACAGCAGAAACAGATGCAGTAACTACATCAAATACATACGCCGATGGTTTAATTACCACATTAAAAGGAACAGCTACAACAAGTTTCGACACATTAGGTGAAATAGAAACTGAAATCGGCAACTTATCCACATCAAGTACAGCAGGCCTAGCACTTAAAGTTGCTAAAGCTGGCGACACAATGACAGGATCGTTAGTACTAAATGCTGATCCTAGTGTTAGTATGGGTGCCGCAACAAAACAATATGTTGACGTA